GTCAGCACTAAACTTTAAAGTCTTTGGAAACAGCTTGTGGTTATCAACGCCGGTCATCCCCCCGCCAAGAGAAGTAGGCTGGAAGAATCCTATATCCAAATCTGGTTCAAAAGTAAATCCTGCGATTGTTCCGAGCAACCCCGCAGATTGAGCATTCCCGCTGTTTGCTTCGGGAGCACTAGAGTCTTGGATAAGATTTAAAAATTTGATCTTAAACATAGGTGGAGATTTCATTAGTGTAGCTCCGCCGTCGCCATCCTCGTATTCTGGATATAACATTTTGAGAAGCAACGAGGCTTTACGCATGTTATCTTTTGCTTCCTCAAAGGAAGACGCCGGTACATCCCAACCTAATGAAATTTTTCTGCTAGTGCTTTTAAAGGTCTGGATAGGGTCCATTCGACCAAACACTGTTTCTGAATTCCAATCGGAGGTATACTGATCGCTGAAGGCTGTGACATATGCTTTGAACTTAACACTGTTTTTAGTGGGTACATGATAAATATCAATATATTGATCCAGCCGATTGGCGAGTCCATTGGTTTGTGGATCTCCGTTTTTAAATAATTCTTTTGTCATAATCTATTATAAACCTTCTTGGATAATTATCCCAACTTATTTAAATCTTGCTCCTTTTCAAATATGTTAACAACTGCTCTCGCAAAAACATCCTTATTTAATTTCAATACGATTTCTCTATTACCGCTGTCACCACCGGCACTAGCGGCCGTGCCTGTAATATTGTTGGTGGTCGTTGTGGTTCCGCCACCGCCAGCAGGGGATGGCGCGAAAGCTTGTGCCATGGTAGTAAGAGCTTGCGCGGCGTCGGGCTCTCTAGCAATCGCAACTATAGTCTCTCTAGTTTCTAACATCGCTTTACCAAATGCAACCGCACTGTCTAAGGTGATCGAGCCTAATCCTTGTGCCATGTCTGCGACAGCCCGCAATTCATCGGTCTTGATAAAGGACAGTGCTATCGCCAAAGCAAGGATTCCCAAAGTTAATATCGCCAGCACATCAATAATAGGCAACATAACAAAAGATAATAATCCCAAACTACCAAAGGCAATTGTCAACATTCCCACGGCGAGGGCTGCGGTTATAAGACTTGCGCCTATCCCCGCTAGAATAACAAACTGAGGAACCATAATAGAAAGACCATATGCTGCGAGCGCGATGCCTATACCCATCATCAAGAAAGCCGCGCCGAAAGCAAGCATACCTGCGACGGCAGTTGGTCCACCACCACTCAACATAAAAAAGGCGATGGCTACCATCGCGCCAAGAAATAGTAAAAGACCAAGAGTTGCAGCGATCAATTGTTCGCCAGTCAATGCCGCGAAAGATTTAACAAATTCCGCAAGACCAAGAGCGGCGATGGCAATACCTCCGCCGACCATCAACATCGCAGCACCAAAAGCCAAAAAGCCTTTTGCGTTTCTCTTGAGAATTGCCCCCAGCTTTGCAAGAAACTTTAAAAAACCCCCACCAGTGTTTTGAGTTTTCTTATTTTGGTCTGCTGCTTTCTTTTCTGCTTCAGTTAGTTCTTCAGTTGATTTCTTCAGCAACTTATTCATTATGAGTTCTTTTTTACTATCAGCAGTCTTGAGTGCAGCCCAAAAGGATTTTATTTTATCAAGCGTAATGGCGATACCTGACAGCACGTTAAAGGCGGCTTGGGCTTTAGAAGCAATAAACATGATTGATACTAGAGCGAGCATAGTGGGGATAAAAGCTCCTTGAAAAAATTGATCCGTTGCCATAATAACATCCAATAACCAATGCACTGTATTAATAACAGGAGTCATCGCCACCGCGAATCTCTCCATAATTATCTTAACCTTTTCTGATGCGGTCGATGCGCTGGCAGCTTGCTTCGCCAATTCTTTATCCGCCAAAGCCATTTTCTCCGCAGCACCAGCAGCGTTTTCCATTTGTTGTGCTGTGGTTCCAAAAAGTTTTCCAGCTTCATTGACATCACTGATGCCCGCAGCGGCAGCTACCGTTTGTTTCTCAAATTTGTTCATGGACTCCCACGACTTTCCAGATGCCGCGACAGATTGTTGAAGTATTTTAATACGCTCGTCTTCACTCGCAGTTAAGAGTTCGATGCTATTGAGTTGAGTTCCTAAAACCGCATTAAGTTTTCCGGCTGCTTCAGCCGCACCCTCAAAAGTATCAAATTGATTAGCAATTCCAAGTAAGGCTCCCATCTCAATTCCAGTTGCTTTGGATTGGGCTGCAAGTTTTCTAAATATTTGAACACCGGCTTCGCCGTGAGCAGATAGAACAGGGGCAGCGGAAGCAAAGTCAGCAGCCATCTTTTGTTGTGAAACACCCAAGGCTTGCGCCGTGGCTGCAATTTCTTTTGTTGCTTTGTCCGCTTCTTTCGCATTCATACCCATTGACTTTGTGAGGATATCTAAATTACCTGCGCTGGTTTGGGCGTCAACGCCTAACTTATTCATTATAGCTGTAGTATTTGTTAGGACTTGCTGATCAGCTTTGTTCATTGTATTGAACGAAGACATACCAGAGTGCAACGCCAAGATTGATTGTTGAGCGTCTTTCATCGAAACACCGGCAGCGACAGTTTGATCGGTGGTGTTCGCCATAAGACCACCATATTGTTCTAGGGATGCACCAGCTTTAGCAAGGTCTGCGCGGAAGTTGTCCATACTAAGGAATGCCGCCATAGAGGATTCTTTGACTTTCGCAAATAATCCTGCCATTACATTTGCGGGTTTGAGGGCAGTCGCCAAGCCTTTGCCAATGTTGGATATGACCCCTTCCATTCCCCCGGTATGTTCGGAGGCTAGAAGTAATTGACCGACGAAGCCTTTGGAAGCGTCCACAGAACCAAGAAGACCAGAAACGGTATCTGCCACTTTTCCTTCTACTGCGTCATATGCCTCCGCTTGATCTTGATGAAGTTTTAGTTTTTCGCGCTCTAACTTAAGTTCGTCTTGGAGTTCCTTCTTGCGATTTATTATTTGATCTTCTGTTTGCTTGCCCAGTTTAACTGATTCCACAAGAGCTATAAGTTCAGCTTCTTTGAGTTTTACTATTGATTCTTGTTGGGCTATAAGGGTGTCTTGTAAACCTTCGCGATCACCATCCAGTTGGGCGATCTTTTCCATAATCGCGTGGTTTTGTGTAGCGTTCTCAAGTTCTTTTTCGGCTAGTTCAAGTCGATCTGTGGCTGACTTATTGATCTCGTCTGATAGAGATAAAATCTTTTCTTTGAGGGCTTTGGTGCCTTCGTCTTTCTCTAAGCCCTTCTTTTTGAGTTTTTCATACTCTAGGGTGAGCCTATTTAGTTCTTTTTGTTGTGTGACTTTGTTGTCGTTAGCCATAACTCAATACCCCCTTTGATGAAATTAAAAATACAAATACACTTTATTTAAACGGCCAAGGTATTCCAGTTTGTCGTGTAAAGTTTGTTGCCGCTTTATTGAGTTGCGACTTGCTGCGATAGGTGTGAGGATTATCCAAGCCAAATTTCATAGCTTGCTCCATATATTTCTTTTCTTTACCAATTGTGTCGGTGAAGTGTTTTATTTGACTTCGGCTTCCTCTAACGCTTACGGGCATTGAACCCCCGCCAAACATACTTTTGAGAATAGACTTTATTCCAAATCCCATCATCTTGAGCCAACTCTCATCAAGCTCATTTCCTTTTGATAAATCTATAACAATTTCTGATATTTCTTCTTCGTTTAGCTCGCCCATAATAAACCCCTCCGTAACCTTATGTAGTAATAAATAGTGTAAAAAACAAATAAAAAGCCCCCGCATAACAACTATGCAGAGGCTTTATCAATCTCTTATCTTCGAGAGCCGGATTTCGCTTTGCGTTCGGCTGCATCGTATTGCTTTTTCTCGTCCTCAAATTGCTTCTGAAGTCTTTTTATAAACCACAAACGCAATCCAATCGGCAAACTATATGCTTCAATGAATGACCAACCTCCATGATATTTAAGCATGAAGAATTGCTCATAAACATTTTCCATATAGTTATTCGTTAGGCCAAAAAAAGCTGACCGAAAAGGGCATGTCAAGAGATGTGTCAACGCCGCACGATTCGCATCCATATACATGTTTCATATCAACATTGGGAACAACTCTATTATAAGCCGCTCTTAGGAACTTGGAATCTAGTGCGGGCATTTGATCAATAAATCTCTCAACCACCGCCCGGTCTGCTTCTCCGTTAAGAGAAACAATTAAAGTCTTGACTAATTCAGTCAGTGTATTTTCTGGAAGGTTATGTTTCTTCCGTTTGGCTGAAGTTGCTTCAAGCCTCTTTTCGTCTTTGCCTGTCACCAATCTACATTGGGCGATGACCTTTGTTTTAGGCAAAGTAATATTAAATGTTCCATCTGGTGAAATCTTTATATCTTCATAGGGCTCTGCTAAACCTTTTTCAAGAATTGCATTTAGATCAAACTCATTCTCTGCTGTGTTTCCACAGGATGGACACGTTACATTTGTTTTATATTCAGGACCATAGCCGCTAATGCGAGACGCAATAATAATAGCGTTTTTATCTCCTACAAATAAATCCTCAACTTTAATATTTTTATCTACCAAAATGTTTGCTAACATTCGGTCTACTGCAATACCTTTCTTGAGTAATGTTTTAGAAGTTAGAATATCTTCGTCCTTTGCCGTCATGTAACGAATTTCTACAGTGTCTTGATTAAATAGTGGATGCCCTTCAGGATAAAACTTACCCTGTGTTGGGAGATCCACAAATTCTGTGGGAGTTACAAATTGTAAAGGGGAATTATTTCCACTGGTTGTTGCCGAAATTGGCGGAGCTTGTCCTTCATCTATAATACCGAGTCGTTCCTCGTTATTTCGTGACATATATACCTCTCATATGTTATGTTAAAATTCTAGAATCCTAGAATATCTTTAAGTCCTTTGCTATTGGTTCCACCGGAGCTACGAAGCGATGCATTATCATATCGAAGTGATACCTCAACGTTTAGCATGTCTTCGCTATCATAATCCAGTTCGCCAAACTTCACATCCTTGAACCAAGCATTGTTCAATGTCCAAACTTCGCGTTCGTCTCCATCAGAATCAAGTTGAACAATCTCAACCTGTCCCATCGCAGCAGTTGCACTCTTTTTTGAAATCGTGCCCAAATTAGGGCCAGGACCGTCCGGGTTCGCAGGGAGCGTATATCCCATTTGCTTAAAGAGTTCGACCATGGCTACTGTACCATCAGCCATCCCTAGGGTGTCCACAATGGTGAAAGCAACTTCGTTCCACTGAACCTTGCCAGGAAAATAAAATGAATGGTTCAAATATTTGTGTTCGCTTTCAGTTACGGTGAAAGCTGGCTTAGTTACCTTTTTTACAAGAAACTGTTTGATGCCAAACGTTTCGGTTCCCGCTACCCGTAAAACAAACTTAAATCCTCGTTTCGGTTCTAGAGCTGGATTTTGCCAAAAATCTGTTCCGCCTCCTATTGTTCCTGCCATTTATCTAATTCTCCTTACTTTTCTAATTAGTATCATTATTTAGTTTTAGTCCTCAAATGAGGCTCCTGCGTTAGTAATCACAAAGTCAATTGCGATAAACTCGATTGCCCTTGCTGGTTTCAAGAAAATCTTCGCATACATGATATTTCTATCAATGAGATCCGGGGTTGTAGTGGTTGTATCTAATACTACCTTATACGCTTCCAGTCCCAATCGTTGCTTGATGCTTTCCAAAAATGGATTTGCTTGACCTGTAAATCTTGCCCACGTTTGTGAAACATTTTGGTCAAACAATAACCTTGCAGCCATCTTAGAAATTTCTTTCTTGACGTGAATCATCAGGCGACGTACATTTACTCTATCCAAAGCGGACGGAGTTACTTGAAGCGTCTTCTGTCCAAAAATTACAATTCCTTCCGCTGGGAAAGTCGCAATAGGATTGATGTTTGCTTCATACAAAGTATCTCGGTCACTAGAGTTTAGACGCTCTGTCAGACCCACCACTGGAAGCCCAGCATCACCATCAGTCAGCCCACCTCTTGTGAAGCCCGCTGGTGCAAACCAAATTTCAGAGGTTTGCTGTGCGCTAGAATATGTTCCAATTGCCGCAATCGAAGGCGGAGCATAAAATAGTTGGGAAGATTGTTCATCTCTCAACTGTACCCAAGGATAATAGGTTGCCCCATAACTTGAGTTTATTCCTCGCGCTTTTAGTGCCTTGATTGTCGCTGTGATTGAGCCACGATTTTGTGGAACACCATTCGTGATTGTTGGTAGGTCACATTCCTCTGGAACATAACCGCCCTCTAACTCGAATACCGCCAAGCTATCAGCACGACCTTCGCAGGTGCTCAACAAGTGTGAAGTCAATCCAGGGCAATAATTGCCAGGGACAGCCATCAAGTTGGAGTCAACCAACTCTGGGTCTGCGGCTGAATCAATAGCCATTTTCACAGAGTTGTAAGCATAATTTGTTTCTGCATCTGCGTTATCAATACACACTTGCGAATTGAAAGGATTTGACTCCACAATATTTTCGCCATCAAACCCACCGAAGAACGGTAGAGTGAAGCGATCAAAGCCTTCAGTCAAAACAGTTTGCCAGGACTTGTCGGGAAGTGTAGAAATTGCTGTTCCAGCCACATGACATCCTGGTTCCCACTTTGCGTTAGTCTCCGTTGCGTCAAGCCACTCTAGCTCATCCAAAGTAAATACGTTTGGAACAAAGTTGCCATCGTACAGCAAACTAGCTGTTTGATATGTGGTTGTATCTCCATATGCGTCAATATCACTTGGGAAAGGGCGCACTACATCAATGTTCGATTCATCATAAGTATTATAAGAACCAGAGCGACCCGTGGTATATCCAAAGTAAGCGTCACCAGGACTTGCCGGTGAACCTTGCTTGCTTGTGGAACGGAATTGAATCTGCGGATAATGTATTGATCCAGTGAAGCCATCTAAACCGTCCGTCCAAATTGCGCCACCGCCCAAACTTCCGAGTCTTTTAGAAATCGTAGGGCCGCCGACCGCATAAGCGTTTTGGCTAGTGATTGCACCCTGTAAGGTGCCTGAGTTGAATGTCCACCGATCCCAAGTGGGTGGAGCATCAAAACCAAATGGAATCAATGCTTCGTTTATCATCGCGTTGGTCACATTCTCAGCCATCTCCACATAGACATAACTTGAGTTATTGGTATAGGTTCCATATTCTCTGTAGCGAGAATTTGTAGAATCCCAAATCGTATATCTATCACCAATCTTCCGCGCAACATAGTTGGGCGAAGTGGGATTTAGATTACAAGGAGCAAACCGTTCCACAAATTGTGGCGCGTTATCGTTGTCGTCTGCTTTACGCACCTCAACTGTAAATGTTCCATAAGGGTCGGCTAGTGATGTCGGCGCAGCAACATCAGAAATCGAAATTTTAAAGTTTTGACTTTCCCAAGCACCAGCGTTCAGGCTTTTTATCTTAAAGAGCCGCTGTACCTTGTTGGTATTCTGTGGTTCGAAAGAGGCGTTATCGCCCAAATATTGTGAAAGAATCCAACCAGTCTCGGCAGGATTTGCGCCTCTCAATTGAGTATTTTGGCTAGGGGCATCTGCGTCTAGGTTTGCCAAGCGGACAATCATCGCGCATTGGGAAATTCCATCACCCATTGGGTTGAGTCTAGAAACCATCCCATCGTATGTCTCGCCCAAGAAATATGTGGCTTCACTTCCCTTGACAGCAGAAATTCTAGAATTTGTAGTCGTAGGATTTGTGTTGAAGACATTTCGAATATATTTCTGCGAGTTAGGATCAAAGTTAAAGTTGATAGTATCAAGAACACCATCGGCTCCTGCACTATCTACAATTTGGGCTTGGAGTTCAAAGCTTGTTCCACGGGTTCTAATAAGACCGCATGTTCCGCTTGTATTTGTCCCGCCGATGCCGTCGCCGCGAAGAATAACAGTAGAGCCAGTACAATAAAAAACAGCCGCCAGGGTTCCGGTTGTAGGGGAGGCGGAAGATGTCTCAAAAAGAAACAATCCATAATTACCACCGGCAGTTATATCGGTGGAATCGTCACCGATTTTCCATCCAGCCGCGCCTAGTGCTTGAGTTGCGCCAGCACCAGCATTTTCTTCACCCAATAAGCGAACAAAAGTCAAAGGAGAGCTACTTCGCAAATAGGCTTGAGCCGCATACACACCATATGAAGGAGCCATCTGATTTCCGTTTCTCCAAATATCATTGGTATCTTTTCCGGGCCAAGGCATCCCGAAGGTGCTTACAAAGTCAGAAAAAGAATTGACCAGGACGGGTCGCATCGCTGGACCTCGTTGTGCGCGTCCGATGATAACTGGACCGCTTCCTACACCTTCATTTGGGAGTTGAGAATTATCTATCTCTGCTACTTGAACTCCTGGTGATACGAATTTAAATTTATTGATGGGCATTTATGGTTTTCTCCTTGTATGAATAAATACTTTTTAATCTCTAATAAATAGTAAGTAGGGCAACGAATCGCACAGGAAATGTTATTGTCTATACTTTCCATTGAGCCACGGTGGGACATCACCGAAAATAACTCTCTCTCTTGGGGTCTGAAGATCTACGGCATTTTCGCGAATGGCGATCTTGGGTGTTTCTTGATTTTTTCCCGAACCAATAATATATCCTAAAGTTTTTATATTGACTGCCGAAATATATTGTCGTCGATCTTCGGCAAGATTTGAAACATTGTTCTGTGTTCCAAAGTCTGCATCAATAAAGCACTCATAATTATAGCCATCTTTTTTAGCAATAAAATAATTTATTCCACCTGGATTTGAGGCAAATGGTTCCAGTATCTCATTCATTTGTTGTTGATACTCTGCTTGGATTGTTACCGTATACATCATTGTGAGATAAACTGGCATAGGAATAGTCAACGTCTCATAGACAACCTTTTTATTCTTAGCATCACTAGGAAAATTTTGCTGTCCACCAGTTGGCTTCACCACTCCATTGACACCAAACTGCTTTGCTGAAGATGCGTTGAGAAAGTTTTGTGTTTTGTCGCCTTTAATGCGACGGGCAATTGTAATGGAGCCGCCTTTAGGATTTCCGATGGGATCAATGTTCCCATAGTAGACCCCCTTAAAACCAGGGTCTTTAGCCACTGATTTTCTTTCAATGGTTATAAGTGGAAACGAAACCAAACCAGATTTTGTTCTTATTCTCTCTGATCGCTGTCCCGATCTTTCACCGAGAACCCAAATCACAGGAACTTTTTTCCAACCCTCATTAGTCGTACAGTGAACATCCATCACTTCGTTGAGCCATTCAAAAAGAGCAAAATCTATTGTCTCCAATGATGAAGGCTTGAAGGGGAGTTCTGGTTTTATGTCATAGGTATCCATTTTTATTTTGCGTTAAACACTCCTGATCTTGCTTGGATGCACATGGCTGAAATCTCAACCTTATAAGGTATTTGTCCAAAAAGGGCGCGTGGTTGACCAAGTGTTACTATTTCATATAGAATTCCACCATATAATACAAAATCCCCCTCTTGCACATAAAGATTTTGATCCTCGGTCAATCTTCTTTTGTGAAAATGAATTTGAATAGTAGACTGTCGATCAACGCCATAGTCCACTGAAGTTGTTTCTGATCCATTCCAATCAATAAGTGCCATTACTCGAATTGGGGGCAAGAAAGTTTTTTCTATAGCTTCATTATAAAGAGGATGAAAATTTGTGTACTCCATGCTAATGGGATAATACACGATAGTTTGACCAATGACCCGTTCAATGAGTTCATCATTGACTTGTTTGACTAAATCTCTTTCTGGTCGCCCAAGGAACAGCGGTGGTGGTGGTGCATCCGGCCGTGACCATTTATCTTTTTCATCAGCCATTTATTTACCCTGTATAAATCCCCATTGGGACATGAGTCATTACTGCTTCTGCGTCCGCTGCCATTTCAGCATCACCCTTAATGAGCGCACCATAAGTTAGTTTCTCTAATTGAGCCTTTAGTTCTTCTTTGAGTGCTTGTTGTTCTTCTTTCGCTTGGGACAAAAGCTCCGAAGCATTTAAGGTTATATCGTTGCCTGGAATTGGAATGGTTGCAAACTTGCCTCTTATTTGACCAAGCATTTCTTTCGCTATAGCAAGGGCATATTTTCTAATCCATTGTTTACCTATGCTATTGATACTGTTATAGGGCAAGTTGGAAAACGGAAGGGTGTTCATATTGTTGATACCGTCCACACCAACTTTAGCGTTGGGATCTTCCGTCCATGTGTCTTGCGGGATGCTAAAGTTAAACCACATTCTGCGAGGAGTGGAGCCACAATTGGGTTTGCCGGGTGGTGGGTATATTTTTAAATAATTGTCTCGTAGCTCATAAGAATAATGACTTGCGCGTGTATAAAGATTTGTTTCAAATTCTTGTGCTTGTAATTTGTTCTGCCATGCGGGAACAATCTCGAAAGTGGAGTCGTCGGCATACATTCCATAAGAACTTAAATTTCCATAAACTCCGCCGCCAATATTCATGTATCCAAAGAATCGCCACATCGCAGCGGGGGATTTATAATAAACTCGTTCGATTCTTACTTTCTTATTTTGAACCAGATTATTCCAGACATTTCCAGCTTGTGAGTCTGCAACAATTTGCTGAAGGTTATAGTCCTGGACTCCTCCCGTCACTGCAAAAGATGCCGAATACATACGAACATTATCGCCAAACCCTGCGGCTTGGGCTAGACCATTACCAATGCGTTCTGCATAAGTAAAGTCTAATTTAGGGAACTTTAAGGCAACAGACGTTCCATCAAGACTTTCAGAAAGTGGACCTGCTTTCAACTCACCATCTTGATCAAAAGTTCCAGTAGTTGCACCAAGAAAATCAGATAAAACATTCTCAGCTTGATGTGAATTGATGATTGAAGAATATTCTAAAACAGCTAATTCATAAGAGGTATAAACATTTCCCGGCATCAATTCAATGTCTAATACATCTCCACCTAACATTTTATATGTAAAGGCAACTTGATCCACTGCACCGGAAATAAAATCAGGGGTGTCCAGATAAACACCATAAGGCAAATTGTCGGTTGTAACATCCGTCGCATTACCCGTACTGGGCAATATAACCTTGCTCATTTGACTTTTAGGGGTTAGTATTGGAAGGGCCATAAACTATATATCTCCTGTATGGTAAATAGTAATTTGTTAATAGAAAACAAAAAGAAATGCTCCCGCCTCTCAAAAAGAAAGGGGGAGCATTTCAAACTTTGAGATAATCTCCTAACTAATAAATATTAGCCGAAGAGATCTTCTACAACAACAAGACCATACATATCAGGTCTGACCATGTGCTTGCCATATCGAGTCATTACACCCTTTCGTGGCGTAAAGTTCTCGGGGTCAAAGATGGTCGGAGTTGTTTGCAGTGGCACATAAGGCGCGTAAACATATCCAGATTCAAGGAATCCGCTTCCTTTGCGACCAACTAGCAAGAGATTGCGTGGGAAGTATGGATCAACATACACATCCCATTTCTTGCTAATCGAGCCCGTCTTCACGGCACCAGCAGTTCCGCGATTTTCATCTGCGGTTGTGTCAGCACGGAAGCCGTTGGTAAATTCAAGAATGTTCGCAACTTCAGGAGAAGTAACAATAAAGTTAGCTCCACCGCGAAGCGTCTTACGATGAATCTGTGCTGAAACGTCATTGACAGTCTCAAGCAAAGTCTCATACCATTCTGAAACAGTACCCGTGAATGCTCCACCGGATGCAACTGCACCCGTGTCGCGATTTACAAAGCGTCCGGGGCGTCGTGACCAATAGAAGGTAGAAGCAGTCGCGCCTTTGATAAGGTCTTCAAGGATTTCTTGATCAATTTCAAGAGCAATCGCTTCAGACAAAATCGAGGTAAGCTCAACTTCAGCATCCAAATTATGATAAGCATTGATGTCCTGCTGTAGTTCTGGTGTCCATTTAGCACGAAGCTTTTTAGTCATCGCGGTGATAGAAACACTATCAACCTTGATGTCGATTTCAGCAATCGCAGAACCAGAGTTATCATCAGCACAAGGGTTATTGTTCCCTAGACCTTCCAAATCCCATTCAGGAGCACCAACAATGGCACCAGGAACGCCAGCGACTTGTTGGAAGTTATCATTAATGACAAAGGATGTACTATTAATAGTCTTTAAAGCCGCGTCCGCAAGCGGACCAGTGGAGCCAGAGCAGACAACCAAAAGGTTGACTGGTGGAGCGCCCGCTGGATCTGCAAAATCTGGTGAAGTTAATCGACGAATTTGCAGATTACCACCATCAGTATTAAGAGGAGTTCCCCCGGCAGTCAAAACAATGGAAACATCATCTTGAACGTTAAATTGTGCGGCGGTCAAGGTTGCAAAGCTGATAAGTCCAACCGCAAGAGAAGATCCAGAAAGGTCTGGGTCAAATCGTATCAGTCGATCTCCATCGTCAGAACGATCTCCATCAGTACCAGCAGTCCAGCCTCCCGCTTGATCGCGTCTCGCCACTGTAGAAACAGTAATAGCAACCGAACCAGTCGTTGCACCATAACCATTGTTAAGGTTATAGAAACTGTCTTCGCCGGATTCCGAGACACCACTGAGGTTTACACCATTGATAAGCTCGGCACCAACGACACCACCACCATAGATAGAGTCACAAGCTTCATAGCCGAGTTTAGTATTTGCAGTTGTAAAGTCGAGGAAGAAAATAAGACCACTCGGCAAGCTCATAGGCTGAACCGAGACAAGCTCATTCGCTACCAATCCGCCGAATACACGACGAACGATTGGAAATGCAACTGCTGCAAATCCTTCAACATCACCACCAGCCATTGTGGAAGCTTCACGAAGAAGTTCCTTGGCTTGATTTTCTAGAAGACATGCCATACTATTTCTATTATGGTCGCCCTCAATTCCTTCTAAAAGTCCAGTGTTCTCCCATTTTGATAAGAGAGCATTGGCTTCACGCGAAAGATCACGATTAATGATTCCTTCGGTTAGTTTTTCAATAATACTCATTATTTTTTTTTCTCCTTAAATAATGCCCGCAAGTCGTTTCAGTCTATCGACTTGATTTTGACCAGCGGGTAGTTTTTCTTTATTTGATTTCAATATAAGCGGATTGTTTTTATTCACTGCTTCGTTCAATGTCTTCGGAGCAGTTTTGCTCTTGGACGAAAGATTTTCATTCAATGTATCATAAACAATCTTGGCTTCTTCTACTGAACCAACTTTTGAAATTGCTTCGACAAGTTTTTCTTTTTGTCGCTCATTCAAGGAGTCGCTTTTCAGGATGCGATTCGTGTAGATTAATTTTGCGTTAGAAAAATTAACTTCTTCTAACTTCTTTGTTGCCTTTAGTGCAATACTCTTAAGATTATCAAAATCTTTTTTCTGCTTATTCAATTTAAGCTTCTGAGATTTATTTTGCTCTTGCAACTTCTTTAATGCTTGGCGCAATTGTTCTTGCTCCTCTGCAAATTCTGTGTCTTGTTCTTGCGCTAAAGCAATATCAAGACCTCGTTCGTTTTGTCCCATAGTTGGGTGTGTATGAAAGATATCCCCGGAAGGAACATTCTTCATATCGACTACTAATGCCTCGACGATTTCATCAAGTAGTTCTTCGTCAAGTTCTTCGTTCTCATCAATTTCTTGTTCTCCTGAATCCTCAAAAATTTCAGGGGCGATTTTTTCAGCACCCTCGTTTTTGGGTTTGTCTTTCTTTTCTTCTTCTTTAGATTTTTTAATAGCTTTATCACGCGAGCCTTTCCATTCGGCTTTTTTCGATTCTACCTCACCATCGCCATCAAAATCTTTTTCAGCTTCTTCGTCATCTTCTTCCTCGTTCAGTGCTTGGGCAATTACCTCAAGAAGATTGTCGTCGTTTACCTCAAAGAGTTCTTCTTCATCGGCAGCAACATCGCCACCAAGATCCATTTCTTCTTCGCTCTCTGCTGCTTGTGCCGCAGCAACAATCTGATCTAGATCAAGAACCATTGGCTCTTCTTCTTCGGGGCACGGACACATGTTCTCGCCATCAGTGGCAGCAATCGGCATTTGATCGGCTATGCCGGGTTCAGCATCAAGACCTTCCTCGTCTTCCATACCAAACATATCTTCCTCTTGTTCTAAAAGGGATGTGACGGCTTCTTTGATTTCGCCTGAATACTTTTCGAGAACTTCTTGTTCTGCGTTTTTCATCGCCGCTTCTCGAAGTGCTTCGGCGTCAATGACGGCTTGGTCTAACATAGTTGATGACATTTATTTCTCCTAAAAAATTACAGTGGTCTTCAATAAATAGTCCGCACCTTTAGTAAAATGCTATAAATTACTTGGTTTGGATTATTCTACTATAGTGCGACCACCTTTGTCGTGCATTAATAATACTGGATAACCTTTCTCTCTATAACTTTGGATTTCTTTTTTGGTTTCTTCGTCTTCATAAGGGGCGTCTGTTCTTGCTCCAACCATGATGGTAGGATTACCAAATTGTGTATTACTAGTAAAAAAAATAACTCCGCTTTCGGTTGGTTTTCTTAGTGGCTTACCTCTTAACCACTCACAATAAAATTCGCGGCAATCGGCTGGGCATGTGCTATTAAAAATGGCACACCCTTCGCCTTCTGTGTTTATAAACTGGCAACTTTGTCTCTCGGGTTTGTGCCAAATTGGAAGATGGGGGTTTTGTGGTTTGAAAATAGAATCAGAAGTTACGTGTGTTACTGTGCAACACTCAGAACATTCGCCGCAAGAACGAGAAGGATCTTTTTGAGATGCCATTATTGTGGAGGACCATCGTAAAATGCAACACCCTCAATTTCAAGACCCACTATACTAATCTGTGAATTCATAGTAGTAATATCTACTTCAATAAAAATAAAATCTCCCGCATAAAAATCAGCAAGATCTGCTGGTGTTGTTTTCGTAATAGAGAGGATTTTGTCTGCTACCCCTGCTGGTGTTGAATGGGCATCCGTAACAACAGCGTTGGTTGTCCAAACATCGGTATCGTCTAAAGGTCGCACAATTGGTATTGCGCCACCGGCAGGGTCAGCGATTAAATTTCCCTGAACTTGAGCAACGTAATGTTTGAAATTAAAAGAAGTGGCAGTGGAAACCGTTTTGAAAGTGTATATCAACTTAATTTGTAAAGGAAATGCAGTACATATCCCCGTAGGAAGTTCTAATAAGGTTCCTGCAACGGAGCCATCGTTCGCGGCGGAATCCAGAACATTATCTTTTATTAAAAAGCTAATATTACCCCCACTGCCAACAGTATAGGTGGTGTCTGGGAGCATTCCTCCACCCATAGACGGGAACTTTGTTAATGTCTTTTGCCACATCGCAAGCCCCGTTGCCATTCTTTGTCCACGATTGTTGGTCGAGGTGTGCGACGGAATTAATCGCATCCTCTCGAAGACTGGTGCAGTCGTTATAGCGGTGCCTATACGTGCTCTCAACCAGTGACCCGTTACACCATTTATCAGAGTCTCTGGCCAGGTATCACCGTCGCTTATGCCAACAAAAATCTTTTCTTCGCTATTGGCTCTTAAAAATACGTTATTGGCGTATCGGTATACTTCATCGGTCGAAACTGCCATAGAACCAATTTCAACCCAAGTATTCGCCGCAGTTTGTCGTTCGAAAATAAACCCGCCACTTCCAGTTACAGCAGCAGTCGTTTGATCAATCTCCACGCCCCAATGTTTTAGAGTTGCGGCGGAACTATCTTTTCGTTTAGTACACCAGAGAATTGAATGACCCGCGCCTACATCTTGAAATGAAAAAGTTGAATCCTCTTTACTTGCCGCTTCTACGCTTACATCAACAAATCCAGTCCCATCGTTTCCAGGCGCATCCGTTGTTCCATCTGTTGTAAAAACAGCGTTATTTGTACTATAGCCTGTTCCTTCTCCTGCTGAAAAGCCACCCCCATATTCTGGATGACCAATTATTTGATCACCTCCCCATAGTTGTTGTGTGGCACCCGCAGCGTTATCGGCAGTAGTGAAAAATGTCCATGCATGATCGGATGGAATCCACGTTGTAGGAATGTCAAAGGCTCCATTCATGAAGCAATTTAATCTTGTGACCGCAGAGTCGCCAGTTAG